CGCGTTCACGCGACGTCTCGCGCGCCGACTGCAGGATGGCCCTGTCAGCATCCGACTCGGCCCGCACACGTCCGCGCACATCGCGCTGAAGGTCACGACTCAGCGAACGCGAGAGCCGGCCTCGCTCTGTCGACGAAGCGCGAGCGCTTGCTGAGGTCGCCCGGTCAGCGTTTCGGCTCTCGTTGACGAGACCGCGGAGAGCCTGTCGGACCTGGGCCCCGCCGCTTACCTCCATCACCCAGCGCACTACTCCGTTGGCCATCGTCTGACTCCTTCTGCGCCGCTACCGGGAAGCGGCACCGGTGCCAAAACAACACCTGCTCGTCGGTCAGGTCCTCGAGCGCAGAGCGGACGCCAAAGAAGTGCACAAGCGCACAAGCGTGCTCCGATCGAACGCTGCCAAAACCGACGCGGGCGGCGCTTTTCCCAAGGCCTCCGCGAGGGCCTTCACCTCCTCTTCGCTCGCGCTCTTCAGCGGCGCCACGAAGGATTGATGCTCAAGGTAGAGCGTGAAGAGCAGCTCGACCGTAGGCGCATCGACCTCGCGCCCGACTTCGTCTGCCGATGAGAAGAATGGCGTTGGCTTCTCGTTCTCGGTCGTCTCCGAGTCGATGAACGCGCGCGCGATGATCTCCCGCGTCTGCATGCGCGCGAGAAGGTCAGGATCCACATCGGTGAGCGTGGCGACGTCCCAACCGTTTTTCTCCGCGCCCTTCTTCAGCGCTGCGAAGGCGCGAAGCCGGCAGTCGTCGATCTCTTGGTCGGTGAGCAAGCGAACGGCGACCACGACACCTTCGCGGCCGGGGAACGCGACCGTGCGCGGAGCACGAGCCCCACGCACCACCGCGGTCACTTGGACGTCAGCGAAACGAGCCATCAGAGAACCTTGGGCGGCCCTGCAACAACCTCGAAGTTCACCATGCCCGTCGCGTCAGAAGCCGAGCTCGTGTCGACGGTGTCGATGACACCTTGATGCGTGCGCCGCTTGCCGCCGAAGACGACAACGATGTCGACCTTTTCGCCCGCGATGCACTTCTCGATGAACTCGTCTTCCATGCCCGCCTTGGGGCATGCGTTCTCCACGCTGAGCCTCGACTGCGCGGGCCCGCGCGACACGCCAGAGAAGCCCTTCGCCATCGTGATGACAGGCTTGCTGTTGGACATGTACTGAACTTTGACCGACGTCGCCTCAGCCAGCGTCGAGCCGTTGAACTGAATCTCGCCAGGTCCCTCGTAGTATTCGAATGCCATGGGGCGCTCCTTCTCAGCCGACCTGCGCGACGTTGGCGCCGAGCTGGTGGAAGTGATCGATCACGTTGATTGGGATGTCGGCGTTCATGCGGCCCGCCGTGTTCACATCGAGCTCGACAACGAGCTGCGACTTGAGCGCTTCGACGCCCTCAAGAAGCGCCTGCTCTTCTGCCGAGACGAGCTGGATGTAGAGGAAGTCGCGGACCGTGACCGGCGTCGCAACCTTCGCGGGGGGCGCCGTTCCATCGGTCGGATGCGCCGAGATTTTGAAACCCTTGTACCGGGTCGCGAAGTTCTGCTCGATGACGTCACCAATGAAGTCCGCGACGTCGACCTTGTGCGAGTCGAGGATGCTGAAGTCGTCCGCGCCCGTTCCGTCCAGGTGGTAGTTCGTCACGCTGCGCACGATGCGGATTTCGCCGTTCACCGTGACGAGTGGCGTCAAACCGTTGTTCAGCGCCGAGTTCTGTTCGGCGGCGGTCGGGACATCGTCGAGTGCAGGCTGCGGCTTCAACCCAAGCACCGTGATGCCGTCGAGGTTTGCTGCGCGGTCGCTCGAGCGCGCTGCGGTGATGGTGCCAGCGAGAGCGGCCGCGACTTCTCCGGGGAGGTCATCGCAGTCCTCAAGCCACGCGATTTCGCCGCGTGCCGCGTTCACGGCGTCGCTGATCGTGATGGACGCAGCGAGCGTGTCAGGAGAGCAGGCGACGAACCGCCCGCGCTTCCCGTTGATCGGCAGTGCGCCCGTGTTGAGCATCGAGCGGAACTTCTGCAGTTCGGTCGTCGTCGTGTAGGGCGCGACGACAAGGTGCCAGCGAAGCGGGGAGGCCGCATCGAGGGCAAGCTGTGGGTCGTCCATCGTGGCGCCGGTCGTGAAGAAGCCGGTCACCGCGGTGTGTGTGAGCCCGGTGCCGCCTGTGAGCAGAGAGCGCGACGAGATGCGGTTGCCGCGAATACCTGCGCAGCGTGCGGTGGCAGTCACGACGCCGATCGCACTCGTGGCCGTGACCGGAAGGTCCGGACGCGCGTTGATGGCCGCTGCGATGGCTGCAGCCGCAAGCGTGGGAGTGTCGCCAATCGAGATCGGCGCGATGACTCGCTCGCCCGCAATCCACACCTCGACAGCGCCATCCACCGATGCCGTGGTGCCTGCGACGGTGAACGTCTTCGTTGCTGCCGTGCCCGCCGCCGTGACGATGACGATCGACACAGACGCGATGGGGTTGGCCTTGAAGATGGCGATGGCCATTCGATGCAGTTCACTGCCCTGGCCCGCAAGAAGCTTCACGTCGTCTTTGCCGGCTACCTCGTAGACCTGGTTGACGTTGCCTGTTCCGGCCGCGCTCTTGTTGCCGACGAGCAGCACCTTCATCGCGCCTGTGCCAGGCGAGCGAGCGCCCGCACCAAGGCTGATTGCAACGAAGCTGCCGGGGACTTTGTAGGAAGAATCGATCACGCTTGCGAGGGTCATGCTTGGGCCTCCGTTGGACGGTATTCAGGGTTGGTGCGGAGGTTCGCTCACGCAGTTTCGTCGTCGGCCACCGTGCTCACGGGCTCGGCCAATGCGACGTCGCCACGTGCAATCGCGCGGCGGTAGTAGGCCGTGTTCGGCACGGTGGTGACTTGCGTCACGCGGCGGCGTGGCTGCGCCTCTTGAGGCAGCGACTTCCCCTCAACGGGCTTGATGCGAATCATGTCCATGATCACGTCTCCGAAACGGCAAGCACTTGCACTTGCGGTTGAATCGATGCGTTCGCGTCGGGCTCGACGCGGTTGACGTCTGCGAGCAACGAGAGGAACTCCTGCGTCGGCATGTCGGTCACTGGCCGCTGCGTGATGCGAAGCGTCCCGACGAAGACCGGGTAAGCGTCCTCGCCCCCGCTTGCGAAGCTGTACTTCGCGCTCGCTTGGTCGTGTTCGATGTCGATCACGCCCACGTCGGTGAGCACATCGCGGCCCTTGGCCTTGCCGATGCGGACGCTCTTCACCACGGCTGCCCACACGGCGCGAAGGATGGGCCAACGCAGGTCCAACTTGGCAAGCGGCGTGGCCGGGAGGATGTACTCGAACGTCACTTCGCAGCGGGTGTCGACACGCTGCCCTGTGCGCACGTTCGTCTCGCTTGGGACGTAGATGCACATGCACGGCAAGCGCATTTGCTCGATGCTTTCGAGTGGCGCCGGATAGCCCTTCGTTGATGCCACGACGGACACTTCGCCCGTGTCGACCAGCGCGCCGATCTCGCTCTCGGCGATGAGCCTCAGCGCGAGGATGAGCCCGTCCTGTGCGGAGTCGTAGCTCATCGCCGCTCCGTGCCGAAAGACCACGCCGAGGCATGGATGTCGCCGTCCAACTCATCGTCGGCGACGGTTGGCCGAAGCCCGTTGACCTCGTCGTCGAACTGCGTCTGGTACGTCTTCGCGTGGAGAGCGAAGACGGAATCCGACGTGGTGATCGCTTGCCTGTAGAGCCGAGTCAGTGCGCCGTATGCGACCGCTGCGCGAAGCTCCGTTGGGTCGACGATGTCTGCGTCTGTGATCGGCGGCGCGCGCCGCGAGAGCATGCGCAGCACGTCGTTGAGCGCTGCGCGCCGAGCAAGCGTGGAATCGTTGCCGAGCGAACGCGAAAGGAGATTCGAGAGCGCCTCCGCGCCCCCCACTTCTTCGATGAGGTTCTCATCCGTGCAGACTTCATCAACGTTGATGGTCACGCGGCACCCGCCCGAGCGAATGCGAGCTGCATCGCCTGCGAGAGAGTGCGCGTTGCGAACGAGCCCGTGGCGCGAACCGCCTCCTGCATGAACGGGCGCGGCTGCGTGCCTGGGTGGCGAACGCTCCGCGCGAAGATGAATCCGCCACCGACCACGAAGCGCAGCGACTTGCGACGCTTTGGCTCGATGACATGCGGTCGCGTGCCGTCGTGAACGAACACGCCGTAGTTCATGCCGATGCCCGCCTTCGTGTCCACGGCGAGCGTTCCGGATGCGAACGAACCGGCGACGGGACCGCGCAGAATGGAGCGGCGCAGCATGCCCGTGCGGTCGCGAAAGAGTGTCGTGCGGCGAGCCTCGTTGACCACGTGGTCAGCGATCATCGAAAGCGCATGGGGCGCCGCACGTTCGAGTTCGACCTCGACGCGATGCAACGCAGCCCTCAACGCTTCCGTCTCGATGCGCATCAGTCCTTCTCGGCCTTTGGCTTGGTGGCCTTGGCGGGCTTCTCGGCCTTTGGCTTGGTGGCCTTGGCGGGCTTCTCTTCCGTTGCTTTCGCTTCTGCACCACGCCACAGAAACGGATGCTTCGCCTCGACTTCGAGGAGGAACAAGCCCTGCTCGGTCTTGTCGTTTGCGAGCAGGTTTGCTGCCTCGCTGAGCCGTGCGAGCTCTTCGCTCGCGCTGCTTGAATGCGGAAGCGATGTCGAGATCGATGGCGCGTCGGCGAAGTAAGCGATGAACCCGCCGCCAACCTCTTCAACCTTCACAATCCCAAGTTCAACAAGGTGCTGAAGAGGCGGCGCACTGATGTCCTCTTCCTCTTCCTCCTCTTCGAGGATGGGCAGAAGCGACAGCCACGGCTCGGCGAGAAGTCGACCGCGGACGCACTTGCGCGCTTCCTCTTCCCAGCCTTCAGCCGGCACCGTCGCACCGTCAACCTCACGACGAGCAACAAGGAACTCGTGGCCGTGGCCAGCGAGCAAGCGCTTGAACTGCGGCCAGTCGATCGGCGTCTCAGTCTGACCTTCGACGATGCGCGTGAAGCCCACGTCATGCGACGCATCTGTGCGCATGAGCACGTGCCACGTCGACGGCTGCTGAAGCTCGCACTCTTGGACTTTGCTGATGTCGACGGCCACTGAAACTCCGCGGTTCAAAGGGTGAATAGCTGCGGCAGGATTCGAACCTGCGATCTCCGGGGTATGAACCCGGTGGGATGGACCGCTTCCCTACGCTGCAACAAGCAGCGTCGACGCTGGAGGAGGAGGAACCAGCGCCGACGCCCTAAATCAGGCGGTGATGAGCTCGCAGGCGCGAGCGGCCGCGAGGCGCGACTTCAGGCCGAAGGCGCCACGCCACACGACGCGGTGACGAACGGCTTCCTTCGCCTCGAGCTCGCCGACACGACGGATGTTGATGCCGAGGACGCTGCCCTGAGACGGGTCAAGCGTCGCGATGCGCGCCTCATCGGACATGCCGGGATTGCGCCCTGCGTAGCCGCAGACAAAGCCGCCTGGCTCGAAGTCCATGAGGAGCAAGCTCGACAGAGTCGTGCCGCTGCCCTTGACCTCGGTGGACGGGATCCAATCGTTCTGGAGGAATGGAATCCCGCGATACGTCGGCT